TGGAGGGTGGCCAACTCGTCGGCCAGAGCCTCATAGTGATGCTTGGCCACCCGGTAGAAGTTCATGAGGTGGCGATCCAGGTCGTTTAAGGTTTCCAGGGCGCTGGGCGGTTTTCGGAACAAAATCCAGGCCGCGCCGCCGAAGACCTCGGCGTAGGTCTTGTGGGCCGGGATGCGGCCGATGATGGTTTGAGCCAGGCGGCTTTTGCCGCCGAAATAGGGTATTGGAGAATCCATAGCGTTTCCCATCCTTGGGTGGTAAAATACCTGTCGCCCCGCGGGGCCGGCAGGGTCGGGGTTGTCCTGGCTGGATGAGGGCTTCATCCAGTCGCCGGGCGGGAAATGTTGAAGCCATCCCGCCCGGAGACCCTGCTGTCATAAAGCGGCGTGGCCGCTTTGGGGTTCAGGGCCGCGCACGGCCCTTATTTATTTTTCAAAGAGCGGCGGCAGTCAGCCAGGGTAGGCTTGGCCGGTTATTTCCTGGTATTGCGCGGCAGTGATGACGCCTTTTTTTACGGCCACTCCGACCATTACCGCATTCCAGTAGCCCCGGTCGTAGTTAGATTTCACAACATCAAAGGTCATTTCTTTTCTCCTCTCAGGCGTCCGACAGGGACATAAGGTTTTGAAATTCGAGGGCGGCGGCGATACGCTCTGAGGCTGTGGCCTCCAAGGTTTCCGGCGAGGGAATCTGGAGCGGGTTGTCTTCCAGCCACTCCATAAGTTCCAACACCACGCCATCCTCAACCCCGGCCCACCAGGCCATCGCGGCGGCGGATGCCGTCTGGTCTTCCCAGTTGATGTCCAGGGCCACGAGGATCGGGAACACGGCCAGGATGTGGTCGCCGGTGGTCTGGTCCTTGGCTGCGATGTGTTCGCAGACCATGCCAAGGACAAAGTCTTTGGTTTTCTCGAACTCTTGAAACACCGCGCAATTAATGGCGCCGGTGGTGATGATGGCCTTGGCCGCCGGGTTGGCCATCCAGGGCGCTTTTACGGCGATGTATTCCGGAGGAGTGTAAGAGCCTTTACCGTTCACGTCAGCGACGGGTGTGTAAAGGGTGTCGGTCCTGTTCCAAATTTGATAGCGCATAATACCTCCTTATGCTGCGGATGAGATACTGTTTAGACTGGTATCGTAGGCGTCAATAGTGGGATAGCCTGCGTCAGAGCTATAGCTCCGCTTTCCTGCCGCAAAGAGCCCATAATTGCCCACGGTGGTAGCGGCTGGGAGCCTCCGCGACCGACTCAAGGATTTGGGCGTTGACCGAGCGAGATTGATGTCGTAGGCGTCAACAACGGCGTAGGAGCTGGTGCCAGTTCCACCAGCACCAAACAGCCCGTAATTGCCAACGGTGGTGGCGGCCAGGAAGGACCGCGCCACACTCAGGGATGCGATCGTTGACCTGGTGAGGTTGATGTCGTAGGCGTTAACAACGGCGGTTGAGCCGCTGCCAGGATATCCCCCCCCAAACAACCCATAATTGCCAATGGTGGTGGCGCCTGGAAAATCACCCCGAGCCACACTCATGGCTGTGGGCGTTGACCGTGCCAGATTGGCGTCATAGGCGTCAACGGTGGCGTGGTTGGTAGTCGCCGCATTATCTCCTCCACCAAAGAGCCCATAATTCCCAACGGTGGTAGAGGCCAGGTCGCCCCGTGCCTGACTCAAGGATGAGACCGTTGACCTGGTGAGGTTGATGTCGTAGGCGTTAACAACGGCGGACATCGTCCCACTCGAAGCCCCACTCCCACTCCCACCCCCGCCAAACAGTCCGTAATTACCAACGGCGGTGGCGGCCAAAGCTGCCCGAGCAGAGCTTAAACCTGTAGGCGTTGACCGGGTAAGATTGCTGTCATAGGCATCAACAACGGCGCTATGGTAATCAACGCTGATACTGGTTCCTATACTCCTCCCCCCCCCGAACAACCCGTAATCACCAACGGTGGTGGCGGCCAAGCCATAGCGTGCTTGACTCAGGACTACGGGAGTTGACCGGACTAGGTTGCGGTCGTAGGCGTCAACAACAAAATAACAGTCATCCTCACTCCGACCACCAGCGAACAGCCCATAATAGCCAACGGTGGTGGCGGCCAGGGAAAACCGCGCCACACTCAGCGGCAAAACCTCACCCACACTCCCGTCGCCGCCGTCACCGCCGTCGCCGCCGTCGCCACCATCGCCGCCTCCGTCTCCGCCATCGCCGCCGTCACTTCCGTCTCCACCATCACCACCGTCACCGCCGTCACCGGGACCGTCTCCGCCGTTGCCGGTGGCCAAGTCTTTCAGATACAAAAGTATCTGGGCGAGCTGGTCCAGTTGGTTCCCATCTGGCTCTTTGCCCATGGCCTTGATGGCGTTGACTATTTCCCTTTGGGGATGCTCTATGGCTTCAGCCGGAACTATGCTGCCGTCTTGGCCCGTGGCCGGGTTGAAGTTGACGAAAGGATCGTTCTCGCCGGCACCTAAGGGGGGAACATATTTCACGACAATACCTCCTGGTAGTCAAAAATAATTATGGTGTGGGCCGGCTTGCGGCGATTGAAAAAACACTCCAAATCGCGAGCCGGGGTGAGCCAGCCCAGGCGTTCCCCGGCGGCGTTGCGGCCACAGCGGAACCAATGGAGCCGGGGGCCGTGGACAGTTACCTTCCAGTAGAACCTGGAATAATATACGTCATCCTGGCTCTGGGCCGAGAAAGTCGAACCTAAGACATCCGGTCGGCCGGCCCGCGAGCGGCCGGTGATGAAAGGCCGATATTCCCGGATGGTGATTTCATAGCCAAGAATGCGGGCCAGGCGATAGAAACTCTCCACCGAGAGGCTGCCTAGGCCGGTCAGCTTTTCCACCACGGCGTCCTGGCGCTCGGCCAGGGTGAGGTCACGCGCCGGGGTGCATTCATCCGGCAAACCAGCGAAGTCTTCCCATTCCCTTATTAGCTCCCGGGCTGTTTGCGGGTCGGCTTCGTTAATAAGATTTTCAGCCCGGCGGTGAGCCCCGGCTAGACCGCCGGCGGCCATCCAGAGGGATGCGGCCAGGCGCCCAGGCCGTTGGCCTGGACCACTGTCGGCTGGCGACGAGCCAGACCCAGCCGCTCCAGCCGTGGGGGTATTGGGGTCCAGGTCGAAGACCTGGCGAGCCCAGATGATACCCCGAGGCAAAAGTTTTAATGCTTGGCTAAAATAATCATCAATCAGCATTTTCACTGCCTATCGGCCACCGTAATTCACGCCGGCTTATAGCCCGCCGATTGTGGGTCCAGGGCCTTGGCCCTGGTCGACAAAGAGCACATCCTCAAGGATCAACAATTCAGTGGGCCCGGCCTGGAGATTTGCCACAGGCCAGTAAAGGACATGATCCCATTCGCCCGCGGCCACGGAAATGGCCTCGCGGATATGAGTGATCAGTATCTGGCGGCCCGGGGCGGCCGAACGCAGAAAGAGGGCGGCCAGTTCGGCCTTGACCGCGGCCCGGACCTTGACCGTATCCGGGTCCAGCATAAGGATCACGGGAGTCACGGGCTTGGGGAGGGGAGCGAAGACAATGACGTCAGCGGTCACGGGCTTACGGGACGGGTCATCCAGATAGGCCTGGACCTCGGCCACCAGGGGCAAGCCAGGGATAGGGCTCTCCGCTTCGTCAGCCACAAAAGTAAGGCCGACAGTGCCGGGGCCCAGCATATTGCCGTAAGGCCAGGCCCGGGTGACACCGGGAACCTCAAGTGCCCACTTCACATAATCGTTGGCGTTGCCGCCCTGGGGCGGCTCCTGCACCCGGGTGAGGAAACGCTCTTTCAGGCGGGCGTCATTTTCAGCCGCGGCACCGCCTGTGAGGCCGTCTTCATCCACCCGGGCCTCGCTTTTAACCCCGCTTTGAGGGCTGATTAAATTCAAGCGTGAGCCGGCCGGAAGATCGCCTTCCAGCCCGCCCTCCACGGCCCGGACTTCCAGGGACATGGTCCCTGGACCCATAGTCGGCGGGCTTTGGGGATCACCGCCTTGGCCGTCCGAGGTCGCGACCTCAGCCGGGATTTGCCCACTCTCAATAACCTGAAACTTGCGGCCATCTTCATCTATAAGGAGGGCGCCGGATTCGACCCGGCCGCCGGGGTTGCCCTCGAAAATCGCCCGGCCTCGGCTCCGCGCCTCGGGCTTACGGCGGATGCCCCACCAGGCGGCGTGACGTTCCAGGAATTCTTCGGTGGCTGTGTAGGGCATCATCTGTCGGGCCAGATAGCTGATGAAGCCATAGAGGCCATGGGCCAGGCCGGCCCAGACCCTGGCCAGAACTATAAGGACATTCCGCCGGGGACGATCAGCCGCGCCCAGGCGGGCGGCCAGATCGGCCTCAGCTTCTTCGGCCAGTTGGGGTAGGGTCGGGCGAGCGTATGGCATCAGACAATTACCTCGCTTACAAATTCCATGCGGGCGGCCTGGGCGTTCCAGGTGAACTCAAATCTTTCAGCCTGGCCGGTGGGCCGATGGATGACGATGCTGATAATTAAAATACCCATGGCGCCCCAGGCGGCCGAGACATCCACCTTTTCAGCCAGGCCGTCAGTCACCAGCCAGGCCAAGGCCTCACGGGTGAAATCCTCAAACAGTTGCCGGGTCTCCGGGGTCTGCTTGCGGCGAACCAGGAGCCAGAGGCGGCTGCCGATGAGGTCGCGACCTCGGTCGTTGTCCCCATTCAACCCATCACCCCACCAGCCCCGGCGACTCTCAGTAGGCTCCGGCAACTCGTCATGAGCGGCGGCCCGGCGGTCGGTGAAGAGGCTGACCAGGATGGCGGTGTTGAGGCCGTCATCCAGGGCCAGGTCGCCGCCCGCCATGACCAGATCGCCCTCAAAATTTTCGCCGGGGGCGCGCCCCCCCGTGGGCCTCAGCATTAAATCCATTTTTTTTAAATCCGTTTCAGTCTGTGGAGTGCGAGAGCAATACTCCGCTGAGGTCACTCCGCTTACATCTGTTGGCTGGGCGGGCCAACGCCCGGATGGGTATGAGGGTTAAAGACATCGCGCATATTCTGCATGGTGCCGCGGTGATCCTGCACTTGGCTTTCGGAAGTGATGTTGCCGGTGGCGGAGAGGCCGCCTGCTATGTTCGAGCCTTCGGGGGCAGTGATGGCCAGGCTGCGGCCGGTCATGGAGATATTTTCTTTCAAGGTGGCTGTGAAGCTCTCGCCCTTGAATATAAAACCCTTGGGGGCGGTGAAGACTATGTTGCCCTCCTTATCCAGGTGGATGAGTTGCTTGAACATGGAATATAGGGCGGATTCGCCGTCGGCCAGTTCCGGTCGGTGTTCCCGATGCTCCAGGCCCACCATGACGGGATGATCCCGGGAGCCGCCCACGGCCAGCATGACGCCTTCGCTCCCGGCGGGGGGGCGGCCGGCGAAGCCGTAATTCTCCAAGCGCTCGACATTTTCCAGGGTCTCGCCTTCCAGGCCTTCCACCTGGCTAATCAGGAGACCTTTTTCATCCGTGCGGTTTAAGGTGACTCGGCTGGTCGTGAGCCGCAACTGCTTTTTGATAGGCCCGAGGGCGCGACTGATTATATTCAGCACGGCTACACCTCGACCGAGCCGACGGTGATGTTATCGCCACCCAAACCCTTATCAGCCTTGACCGGCTCGGGCCGGAAGGCATCGGGCCGGGTGAGGGTGAGGGTGGTGATGTGGCCGCCATCCCCGGAATAATCAAACTGGGTCTGGGAGATCAAGAGTTCCCGGTCCAGAGACAGGGCCGGGGAACTGATTGACAGGAGGCGGTTAAGAGGCCAGAGCGGCCCCGTGAGGCCCTGGGGGCCATAGAAAGGTAAAACGATCTCCAGCTCCAAGCCGCGCCCGGCCCGGGTGCTGGCTTCCCATAAGGCCCGTTCCCGGGCTTCGGCCCCGGGGCCTTCACTTAGAATCAGGAGGGGGCGGTAACGCTTGACGCCCGGGTCATTGGCCTTGTCCATGGTTTGGTTGTCGCGCTTGGCCTGGGCCGCATCCCGGCCGGCTTCGATAGTGGGGCGCTGGCCCTTGACCAGGTAGTCGCTGTAGCGTTCGGCCTGACTGTGCTTGACGCTCAAGGAGATGCAGTCGCTCTCCTTGAGGGTCAGGCCCAGGCTCTGATTCCCGGCCGGGGCCAGGGTCAGGTTGCCGCCGGGGCCAGGGAAAGCCAAAAGGCCTTTGAGCTTACAGAGCCGGGCTATGGCCTCGAAGGCCGTCTCCCCAGGCTCCACCTTGAAGTTTTTTATACTGTCGGCCTGGCCTTCCACGGTGACTTTTATCCCGAAGGGTTGGGCCAGGGCTGAGGCGATGGTCTGTATATCAGCGTTCTGCCATTGGTTGGGCTTTTCGACATAGGAACAGTCGACCAGGTCTCCGGTCTTGTCCCGGCCGGTGACGGTGAGGCTCCGGTCTTCGCCGCTTAAGCTGTAATTGGTTTCATCCACCCAGCCTTCCACCAGGGTTTCGCCGCCCAGATCCAGCTTACAGGCATCGCCCGGCGCTATGGGCCAGGGCTTTAATTGACCCGGCCATTTGTCGGAGACGGTGAGATTGAAAGTCCCGGCCGGGGCCTCCAGGCTGCGGACTACAGTGAAGGCCAGCCAGCCATCGTATATCTTTCCGCCCACGAAGAGCTTTATGGGCGCGGGCGGCGTGGCCGCTTTAATTGCCCCCATGTTACCTGCTCGGACCATTTAGCTGGCGCCTCCTCTTATGCCCCTCGGATTATGGGTCCAGGGGCTGTGCCCCTGGTTAGGCATGGCTCACAAACTCCACGGACCGGGGCATGAAGCCGGGGTGCCGGGCTGAATTCCCGGACACCAAGGCGGGCTCATCATCTAAGCTCTCGAATAATTCATAGGTCAGGACCACCGAGGGGAAGGATTCCAAAAATTCTCGCTTGGCCCGGCGGCCAGAGGTCGGGAACCGGGCGGCCACCAGGCTCAAGGCCTGGGCCCGAGCGGTAGTCATGGCCCGCTCAAAGAGGCGCGCATCATCCTGGGCCTCTCCAAGATCGGAAGCGGCTTCAGCCAAATTATCGAAGCGTTCCAGCGTGACGACGCGGGCCTCAGCGGCTTGGTCATAGTCGGCGAAGCTCCGGGTGGTCAGAAGCGCGGCTGACAAGAACCCGGAAATAGACAGGCCCAGAAAGCGGGCCGCAGCCAGGTTCCGCCGGATGCGGCCGGTGGAGACGGCTGTGGCGGCCGGGAGAGGCAGAGCGGGATCATTTACAGACATGGCCCCGGCCCAGAGAGCCTCTAGGTCGATAGAGCCCTTGGCTGCAGCCATCAAGGCCAGGCCTATGCTTTGCCGGGCAATATCCCGGGGGTCTAGAATATCTGCATCGGCCACCAGACCGCGCAGGATATCGGTTGGCGAGTCGCCGCCGAGGCCGAGGCCTCCTAGCCACTTGCGGCCGGCGTCCATAAAAAAATCCAGAACGGCGCCGCCCTGGCCGGCGATGCTCGCGGCTTGGCCCAGAACCTCAAAGATGGGGGCGAGGCCGGAGAGGGATATGGAGGCTACGAAATTCTGGATGCCCTGTAGTGACCAGGCCCCGGCGAAGAGACCGGCCGCCGCGCCTAGGGCGCCTTGGACTGAGGACAAGAGCCCGGAGACCGGATCGGA